CTGTAATAGGATTCTCAGTTGCAGTATCCTATTGGGCATGGATAGATAAACTTATACTATTTGATACATTGTACTCTACACTAACAGGTATTGTAATATTTGCACATGCATCTTTTAACAAATACTTTGTAACCTACTTAGAAAAACAACAGATTAAAGGTCAATTTAAAAAGTACTTATCACCAGATATGGTCGACAAGCTTGCAGAAAATCCAGAACTTTTAAAACTTGGTGGAGATAGAAGGGAGATGACTTTCATGTTTATTGACATTGTAGGATTCACCCCCATAAGCGAAGCTTTTAAAAATAAAAATGACCCAGAAGGATTAGTTAATCTGGTTAATAAGTTTTTAGATATGCAAACAAAAATTATTCTCAAGAATGGTGGAACTATCGACAAGTATATGGGCGACTGTATTATGGCATTCTGGAATGCTCCTTTAGATTGTGAAGACCATCCAAGTAAAGCTGTAGAAACTGCAAGAGAGATTATCGAAGCAACAGAGAGACTTAACATAGAACTTGAACCACTTAAACTACCACCTATCAATGTAGGCATAGGAGTTAACACAGGAGATTGTATTGTTGGGAATATGGGCTCTGAATTAAGATTCGATTACTCAGTTATTGGAGATGCAGTAAATTTAGGTGCAAGACTTGAAGCACAAGCTGCAAGAGGTGATTACCTAGACCATAAAGTATTGATATCTGAATTTACATATATGCAATGTCCAGAGATTGCATTTACATTAGTAGACACAATTAAAGTAAAAGGTAAAGAAGAACCAATTACAATATATTCACTTGACAAATAACCATTCTGTGAGATAATAGGAACTATGAGATTATTAGAAGAAAACTATGGAGATGTAAGAATCTTCTCAGAAAGACCTTTTGGTTATAAAAGATATATTGTAGAATCTAAGGACAGTACACAGATTTACTCTGGTTTATGGTATAAATTAGATAAAGTTAAAGAAATTGTTGAAAAAGACTTGAATTTAAAAGATTAATCCCCATATATACTAATAGGAGTGCTCATTTGGAGGCTCCAAATACAATTTAACCTAGCTTAAACAAGGAGGCACAAAATGGTAAAATTAACTACGCTGGACTTACAGGAAATGAGAAAACTGACTAGTCCATTTTCAATTGGTATTGATGACTTTTTTCGAAGAATAGATGATGTTCAAAGAAACAACAGTCAATCATACCCACCTTATAACATCACAAGAATTGATGACGAACACTTCGTTATCGAGGTTGCATGTGCTGGATTCGGCAAAGACCATATAGACATTACAGTTCAAGAAAATGAACTAAAAGTCATTGGTGATAAATCAAATCCAAACCCAGAAAGAATTGCAAATGGACATGCAATCCATACTGGGATAGCAGCAAGAGTTTGGAAGAGAAAATTCATCCTTGCAGATGATGTAGAAGTTGGTTCTGCATCTATACAAGATGGTATTCTATCAATTCCTATTACTAAGTACATTCCAGAAGAAAAGAAACCTAAAAAGATTTCTATTGGAACTAAAAAACTATCTAAAGAGTTCTTAACAGAACATGGTAGAGGATTTTAGAAAATAAAGGTTGACGCATTCCAGTCTCGTGGTATACTAAATATAGTTAAGTAAAAATTATAGAGGTATTTTATATTATGTTAAACAAAGGAAACTTAAATGACCTTTCCAATGTCATCTTCAAAGAAAGATTGGATGATGGAGATTGGAGTGATGTCCACTTAGATGCTCTTATGGAAGATAAGACCATCGTGGTGTTTGGATTGCCTGGAGCATTCACACCAACATGTTCAACCTTCCAACTACCCACTTTTGAAGAAATGTATGACCAGTTCAAAGCATCTGGCGTTGATGAAGTTTATTGCACATCTGTAAATGATGTATTTGTCATGGATGCATGGTTCAAAGAACAAGGTATCAAAAATGTAAAACCTTTACCAGATGGTAATGGTGACCTTGCAAGACAACTAGGTCTTCTCGTTAGAAAAGAAAACTTAGGGTTTGGGTTAAGGTCTTGGAGATATGCAATGTTAGTTATCGATGGAACAGTCGAACTAATGAATATGGAGTCGAATCTACAAGATAATTGTCAAACAGACCCATACGAAAATAGTAAACCAGAGGTATTCTTAGAAGAAGTTCGAGGACATTTTGGTTTGAATTTAATTAATGATTCAGAAGATGAATCTACACTAGAGGAAATAGAATGATAGAATATATTATTGGAATACTCGCACTTGCAATAGTAGGTGTAATAGTATACAGAGGTGTCACTAAAACAGCTGATAAAGTTATTGGTGAACCACCAGTACAACCTAAATCTACTAAACTTTCTAAGGCAAGATTAACTGCACTTACGAAAGCACAATTATTAGAAAAAAGTAAAGAGTTGGGTATTGATGTTGACAAAAAACTTGTCAAATCAAAAATTGTAAATCAAGTATATAAGGCACAGTAATGTCCTTACCAAAATACAAAGTTGTCATCAATTCAAACGATGGTGAGAATGGTGTAGAAATAATTGATGGTAAATATGCTGGTATCATATATACCTATGGTGAAGTTCAATTCCTACCAGTAGGAGAGGATAAACCACCAACTATAAATTTTACCAGAGCAGTTCGTAAATGTCCAGATGAAATGAAGGAGACGATATCAGACGATGTTGAATTTAATCAAATCATGGGTGACATACTTATTGAAATGCTCGAACAACAAGGTGATAAAGCCGTGGAGTTACTTAAAGATGAACATAAAGAATCCAAGTAAATTAAAAGAAGAAATCATGAGAGACGAGGGTGTCGTTTATGAAATCTATAAAGACCATTTAGGTTACCCTACCTTTGGTATAGGACACCTAGTTAAAGAGACAGACCCAGAACATGGGATGTCTGTAGGAGCTCCTATCACAGAAGATAGAGTGAATGAAGTTTGGACTCATGACTTTTTTGAACATTGTGAAGAATGTGGAAAGTTATATCCAGACTTAGAAAGTTATCCAGACGAAGTTCAAAGAGTTTTAGTTAATATGACTTTTAATATGGGTATGACAAGACTATCTAAATTCAAAAACTTTAAAGCTGCAATCGAATCTAACGATTGGAAAGAAGCTGCAAAAGAGGGAAGGGATTCAAGATGGTATAACCAAGTTACTAATCGTGCAGAACGATTAATGACAATGCTAGAGGAAGTATGAGTATAAAATATTTGAAATTAGTTACAGGTGAAGAGCTTGTAACAAACTATAAGGATGATGGGGAGTCAACAGTTACTTTAAAGAACCCTCTTGGTATCCTAATGAGTCAATCTGACAAAGGATTTAACATTCAGTTAGTTCCTTATGGGTCAATGGCAAAAGATGAAACAATCATTGTCAACCACAAAAACATAGTATTCACAGCAGAACCAGAAACTAAACTTCGTAATCAATACGAGTCTATTACTGGTAAAGTGATTACTCCACCAACCCCACAAATAATAACATGAAAACACGAATAGTAAAAGCAATGATTTTAAAATATGAAGGTGTCATTGCAGAAGCAAAGATGAACTTAGATATCTACATGGAACATCCAGCAGGTATCGGAGAGCATCCAGAAGTTATGCAATCAATTGAAACACAACTAAGGAAAATTGCAGAAGCAGAACATCATATTGAAGTCCTTCAAAAACATTTTGTTGACCAAAAAGTAATTTAGTAGTATAATAACTACATGCACTTTTATACAAATGTTTATCAACATAGAAACCTAATTCTTGTTCGTGAGTTCAAGGATGGGGAGTACATTCAAAAACAAGTACAATACAAACCTACTTTCTATGTTCCAACAAACAAAGACTCATCCTTTCGTTCTGTAAAGGGAAAAAACCTAGAACCTAAAAAGTTCAACTCTATTGCACAAGCACGACAGTTTCGTGAAAAGTGGAAAGATGTTGAGGGGTTTGATGTCCATGGAATAGAACGACATCCTTACGCCTTTATTGCAGAATACTTCCCTCAAGATATTGAGTGGATGTTAAGACATGTTCGTATCATGAATCTTGATATAGAATGTGAATGTGAAAATGGATTTCCAGAACCAACAGAAGCTGCAGAAGAGATAAATGCAATTAGTTTCAAGTTGTTTGGTAAAGATACTAAGTATGTTTTTGGAACTCAAGCATGGGAACATAACGACCCAACAATCAAATACTTTCATTGTCAAAATGAAAAACAACTTCTCAAGACTTTCTTAGAAGAATACAAAAAGATTTACCCAGACATTATTACTGGTTGGAATGTTGACCAGTTCGATATCACTTATCTTTATAATAGGATTAGTAAACTATTCAGTAATACTATTGCAGACCAACTATCGCCATGGAACATAACAACTGTTCGAGAGTGGGATACCTTTGGTAAAAAACAACAAGCATATACTCTAACAGGTGTTGAGGTTGTAGATTACCTACAACTTTATCAGAAGTTTACATTTAAAAGAAGAGACAGTTACAAACTAGAAAACATATCACAAGTAGAACTTGGTAAAGGTAAAATCAATTACGAAGAGTTTGGTGCAATGCATCTATTCTATAAGAAAGATTATCAAAAGTTCCTAGAGTATAATGTTCGTGATGTAACTTTGGTTGAAGAACTAGAGGACAAATTAGGATTAATGGGTCTCTTGATTCAGATGGCATACACTGCAAAGTGTAATTATCTTGATGCATTCAGACAAGTTCGATACTGGGATATTCTAATATTCAACAGACTTAAACAACAGAATATTATTGTTCCACCATCAAGAGGTGGAGCTCCTAAAAAACAAAAGTTTATGGGTGCATATGTTAAAGAACCACAAGTAGGAATGCATAACTGGGTTATGTCCTTTGACTTGAATTCTCTATATCCTCATTTAATTATGCAATACAATATTAGTCCAGAGACATCTGTAGAATCTTCTGATATAAGTTTATCAGTTGATAGGATGTTAGACAAAGAGATTTATATACAAAGTCTTTTTGCAACTACACCAAATGGTTCAAGATTCAGTAAAAGAAAACAGG